GATCAGCTCGACGACCTTGTTTGCCACCCGCACATCCGGCAGCGCCCTCGTGCCGGGGCCGGTCGCCCACGCTCGCCCGCCGGTCCTCGATGCGCGGTAGCCGACGATCGGGCAGGTGCGGTGCTCGCTCTCGACGATCTTGTGCTTCTGCTCCGTCTCCCAAGCGCACGATGCCCACTGCTTGCCGGCGTGGTCCCACGTCCAGCCGTACTCGATGCTGATGCGGCTCTCGGGCTCTTCGCGCATCGCCTTGTTGGCAGCCGTGGAAAACTCGGCTCCCTTGCCGAACATGGCCTCCAGATCGCGCGCACGGGGCGCATACTTGCGGAAGAACCCCGTCCAACGGCCGGCGGCGTCGCACTCGCACGCCATGCGGTAGGCCGGGACCGATGTGGCCATGATCTTCGTCGGCTCGCGGGTATCCGCCTCCAGCGCAAGGAACCCCGTGCCGATCAGAAAATCGCGATGCGACGCCGTGGCCTCAGTGTGGAAATTGGAGCGACTGAGCGCGTCCATCGCCTTGGACGTGAACCCGGCAGCAAGGTCATTGACTTGCGGCTGCACATCCTCACGCAGCCCCGCACGCGGCACCCACCTCGCCCATTCCTGATCGTATGGGTGGATGACCTCGGCCACCTGAGCGGCGCCGTCCTCCAGCGCCTGCATGCCGGTCGGATCGAAAATGTGGTCGAAGCGCGCACGGTCGCCAGCAGCGTTACCCTGCCCCAGCGACGAGGGACCGCTGACCATCTCGTAATACCGCTCCGGCCAGAGCCAGCGATAGACCTCGCGCAGCGACGAGTGCTCGTACTCGGCAACGGTCCATGCCGTCTTGGCCCTGTCGCAGAGCTTGCGGAAGTCATCGTCGCTGTAGATTGGCATCAGGCCGCCGCGATGGCCGAGATGTAGGCGAGGCCGACGCCCGGCGCGAAGTGCATGAAAATGTTCGCGCCCACCGGCATGTGGCCAGTCGTAGCCTTGACGTTGAGATTATCTCCGGCAGCGTGCCCGCGAATGTGGCAGTCTGCATCGGCATAAATCTGGTAGAGTCTTGCTGCGGTCGGGTCCGCCACATGCGGAAGAATGTCCGACACGGCGGCTCCGCTGGAGAAATCCACGATGATCGTCGTCACGTTGATCTCGAAAACGGGAACGCCATCCTTGCCAGTCATCTGGTAGCCGTCAGGGCCGACCATAGTCAGTGGCGTGATGTAGAGCAGGCTCATCGATCAGCCTCCGAGAACTTGCGAGAGGATGCCGAGATCCCCGGTTCTGGTGAACGCGCCGAGCCCGGCACCGCGGCGCTTGCGTTGATCGTCGAGGCGCATCTGATTGGCCTCAAGATCAGCCTTGGCCTTGGCCTGCAACTTCTTCTCCGCTTCGCGGGCACGCTCGGCCTCCTTGTCCACCTTCGGCTTCGACATGCCCATCGGCCGTCATCCTCTCAATCTGGCGGTAGAGCTGCAGCGGCGTCCATGACCAGCCGCCCATCCCGGTTATCGACTTCACCACCGCGACACACGTCAGGAGACTTGGCGTCCGATGCCCCCGGTGGTCGCGGGTCCGGCGCGGCATGAACGCCATAGCAGTCCGGTCGGGATAATAGGCAAGCACCTGACGCACGGTCAGAGCAGATGGCAGGGCGGCTATCTCGATACCGCCGAACAGCGGGTCGACTACCACCCAGGCATTGCCGCCCGCATCGAAAAACACGAGCGTGATGTGGCCATGCGCCTGGTCGAGCCAACGCTTCGCCAGTCGCCACCACCACGGGCCGCCGGGCTGTGCGGGACGCCAGATCAGGATGTAGTCGACGGGCGGCAGGGGTAGGCGTGGAGGGCTGGCCATCTCACCCCCACGCGGATTGAACGAACGGCGCAATGACCGGGCGCAACTGCGATCGCTTGTTCGGCCACCTGATCTGCAGATCCGGGTCTGTAATGCGGGCCAAGCCGTCGAGCATGTCCTCATGCCCGGCATAGGGCCACGCCAGAAACTCGTCATCGCGGAACCGCTGCACCATGTCGACCATGCCGTCATCCCGCGTCAGGATCGTGCAGCGCGGCGGGAACCAGATTCGACCCTGCTCGAATAGCGGGATCAGGGTCGAAATGCGGTCGAACTTCGCCACCTGTCCGCCAACCGGCGTGATCTTGAAACGATAGCCCTGCCGCCTCTGCTCGATCTCGATGGCGTCGATATCGGCCTGCATGCCGTATTGCTCATAGCCGACACCGCGCGGCTGGTATTCGCGGTGCATCTCGAACACGAGGTCAATGCGCTCGGAGAGGTTGAGCCTGTCGCGGACGATGTGCCGCACGTAAAAGTTCTGATCCTCGCTCGCCGTGATCACCCAAAGCGCCGTGTAGTCCGATTTCTTCTTCTTCGCGTTCGCCGGGTCGACGACGATGTAGGTATTGCCGGTGACATTACCTGTCCACTCGCGCCACCACTCCTCCCTGAACCCGACTGAGCCGTCCTGCTTCGGGTCGAGCATCATCTGGGCGCTGTAGGTGTACGGCCCCATGTCCCGCCGCTTGTCGTCCAGCGTCTCCTGGTCGAGCAGGACTGGCCTGCCATCTTCATCCGCCGCCGGGTAGATGCGCGGTATAGCCGTCTGGCGATCGACGAGGGTCTTGTAGGCGTCGGCGTAGTGGTAACGAGTGCCAGCGAAGCGCCGCCAGCCGCCGCGGACACCTAGGTTGTAGGAGAGTTCCAGAGCCGCGAGCGTCTTCGCCCGCATGTCTGGCGAGGCGGCGTTGCCTTGCGTCACAATGTCATCATAGAGCAGGTTGAAATGCTTGCCGGTCGGCTGGCCGTCCACGAGCCCCCACGCCTCCAGCGTGCTCTCTTTCGGGTTGCCCTTGCGCTGGACGATGATGCCGTCGTCCTCGGACCACTTGGGCGCTTCCTTCTTTGGGTTCTCCCACAGGATGTCGGGGAACAGCTCCAACAGGATCTTGTTGCTCTCGAACTCGTATTTGACCGCGCGCAGGATGCCCTTGGCCATCGGCCTCGTGTGACTGAACACGCCGATCGTGATCTCGGGATTGCAGAGGATGTCCTGGATGGTCTTGCCGATCGAGATGATTGACGTCTTGCCGTGCTCGCGTGCCCAGAGGTCAAGATAGCCGTCCGGCTTGAGGCACACCTCGTCGCAGCGTTCCAGCAGCCACTGGTGCTCGAGGTCGACGCGGCGACAAACGATGAGGAGCAGAAAGAACAGGTCGGCCTTGGCCAACTCCCGCAGCAACGGGCGGCTGCCGAGCGCTACGGCTCGCTTGTAGCTGTCCGTGACCTCGGCCAGTAGGCGCGGCATCAGAGCCCGCGCAGGCTCCCGAGTACTTCGCCGAGCATGGCGGATGCCTCGTCGCTCATGGTGTGCTTGTGCTCATGCTGCTGCGCGCCGCCGTTGGGGCCGGCAATCTCCAGCTTCTTCGGCGCCTGCAGTCGAGCAGCCTTGTCAATGGCGTTGATGGCAACTGCCAGCCGGGTCGGGTCGAGCCCGTCCTTATCCTCGGCCATCTTGGCATATCCAACCAGCCTGCCGGTGTATGCTTCGGTGCGGTCTTCCTTCGCACGCGCAAACTTCCGTGAAAAATCCTCATTCGTGTTGCGCCAGTGATAGATCGTCCACGAGCATGGCATGTCCTCGTCGAACGAAACGTCCTCGACGGCACGGCCGCTACTGATGCGACGACACACTTCGTCGGCGAGTTCTTCGGTATAGATGGTCGGGCGTCCGGCAGTCACCACAGCCCATTCCGATAAAGCGTCACCATGACCTCATGCGGCAGCTCGCAACACTCGACACCGCCATCTGCATCGTGCGACGCAGCCCTTCCCCTCGGCTCTGGCGCCGGCATTGGTCCGGCGGCCTTGCCAAAAACGTACTTGGTGCTTTTCAGAAGCCCGTCGAGCCCGGCGGCTTTGGCCCGACGCATCGCTGTCGTGCGGTGTATGCCCATGGCCTCTCCGACCTGATCCCAAGAAGCTGCCGACCGGATGGCCACCTCTAGCGCCGTTGCGTTCATCGGCCTCACGCGAATTATCTATTGACACCCATGTCATACCACATCCCGCGAACTCGGCGCAACATCACCACCACCCAATCACCCCAGCCACCACCGCAACCTTGGCGACGATGATGACGTTCGCCAGCGCAGACCACCAGATGCTGCCGGCGCTTGCCACGGGCGGCAGACGCACGGCGTCCGGGTAGCGTTGGTGGCGGGGGCGCATCACCTCACCCCCGCCCGCTCCAGCGCCTCGAGCTGATCCTCGCTCCACCCCGGCTCCAGCGCCAGCGCCTTCGGGTCCGTCCCGCGCCGCTCGTGGTAGCGGGCGATGCGCTTGGCGTGCTCTCGGGCCGTGGCGATGGACTGAAACTTGGCGCGGCGGCCGGCCTGGGCGTTGCGCTTCCCCGCATAGCTGTGGGCGGCGGAGGGGGATGTCATGGCTTCAGCGCCTTCTGAATTTCGTTCCA